GTCTGATGGTATTGCAATTGATAAGCCTGGTGATGACTACAAACGTGGTTTGCGCCTCGTCGTCAAATTATCAAAGGAATGCGGTGGAGACGTCAGAGAGTTTGCCAGCAATGCCGGCGCTTTCCTTGACGGAGCTAAAAAACTCCACGAAGCCTATATGGCTGGATCAAAAGACAACCCAGGCAAATTGCCAGTAGTTGTTTTAAAAGATTCGGTTTCAAAGAGCACGGGAGAAGGGGCCCGTAAGTCGACGAACTATGTCCCTGTTTGGGAGATTACTGGATGGGTTGCACGCCCCTCCGATCTTTCCTATAGGCCGCGTAGTTCGTCGGCGGCTTCTTCTGTTACGACATCATCGCCGCCATCGACAGGTTCTACCAAAGTGGCAGCTCCTGTAGATGATATGGATTTTGGATAATCTTGACCATTGCGCGAACCCCTAAGTTCGCGTGATACGGGGTGTGGCGTTACAATGCAAAGCCGCGTCACACCCCTAAATACATAAGGATGGACAATGAGGTTTCTTATTACTTTGAATATGCCAAGCGCCAGTGGGAATTTGGTCCACCAAATAAATGCTGAATACCCAGTTGATAGCCTGGAGGAATTTGTTGAGGCACTAAGCAACAATGAATTTATTATTATTCAAGAGTTTTATAGAGACCAAACCACGAAGGAGGATATTAATCGTGGTTATGTAGCAATCAATTATCGATATGTAGGAAAGATAAAAGTAATCAACACTAACCCAGAGATGAGATATGAAATATCAAGAAATATTGACATCGTCAGCGGGCGCCATCAATGACCGCAGCAATAAATACGGAACGCCAGATGAATGCTTTGCCGCCATTGCTGAAATCACTGGAGCTCTACTTGGCCGCCCAGTAACAGAATATGAAGTGGCTGCTTTCCAGCTTGGCACTAAGCTTGGCCGTCATCGTATGAATAAACAATATTCTGACAATTACATTGACGGCGCAAGTTATATCGGTTTTCTCGGCCATTTTGCGATGAAAGAACATGAAACATTGCAAGATTACGGCATTAAAAATGCTACCGTTCCGTCTTCTGTTGCGCCGTTTGTCCCTAAGAGATCTCCAAAGGCGATCAGTGAAGATGCACTACGCCAGGCAATGGATGCCGTGTCGGCGGAGTTGGATGTTGTAGAAAGCTAATACTGGGGGAGTTATCTCCCCCCTTATTTTATTGAGGCTTCCATGAAACGCGTAAGGGTAAGGGATATAATTATTCAAGAATGCATAAGAACTGGAATACCGTTTTCTGTTTTAATTGGGCCATCACGACTTCGTAGTATTGCGCATGCCAGACAATACGCCATGTGGAGATGTCGGAAGGAGACGGACGCATCACTTAAACAGATTGGACTTTGTTTTGGCGATAAAGACCATACGACGGTTCTTCATGCTATAAAAAAGATTGAGGCCATGCCCCCAGAAAATAGAATGTTTATGCCTGAGAATAAAGATATGCCTGATATTGAGCCATTTATGATTGATATTTCAGACTTGAAAGAAAGAGCAGAAGAAGAATCGCGCCCAAAAGTAATTTTCCCAATTCAGCCAATTTACAAGGTCGCGTAATGACAGAGAAAATATACAGATATGTCCCTTACGCGCTTGAGAAAGAATATGAGGCATTGGGCTGGGAATTTGATTCTCCATTGGGTATGCCGCACGCCTGTTATGCAAGCCTGTATATTTGGCGCGGAGAAGGAGAGCCGGTTGAGCCAGAAAGAAAGATCTATGTTTACCCGGCAAAAAAAGAGGACAAGTCAAATGAGTAATATATTTGTTCCTGCTTACTGGCCGATATTCAAGACGCATGAGCTACGTCGGTTTGATTATGTTGCAGTAGATGGGTCAATGCCACCATTGACGTCGGTATTCTCATATGACGTCGGATCTGACTCGATGCTTTACATCGACTACGACGCGCATCTGACATGGAAAGACACATGGTATTATCGCTATAATGTTGGCAGTGGCATTAATGAGTGGCGCGACGATTACCCTGGTGGCAAGAAAGTAGTTTTATCGCCGCCTATTGGATGGGGTGAAAATCAATTAATTGGTTCTGATTATATAACTTATCCAAAAATGAGTTTATTTCAATCATGGCCGCCAGCAATGGCGAATGGAATACAAATTTGCCATTATGAGGCATTAATTCCATCAATGACCCTGACAAATAACAATACATATTTTGACGTTTTGCAGTTCACATATATGCAAGCTTGGGATGGCAAACCTGGAACGGGTGCTAGATATTGGATGGCAAATGGCGTTGGACCAATTGCACAACAGTGGCTGGCACAAGATCCAAAAGATCCATATAGCAAGCCAATCATCCAGACAGCTAGGATGGATGCCACCGTTACGAGAGTAAACGCATGAAAGAGATCCTTCAATTCTTTGGCGTCCTATTTCTGGTCATACAGTTTTGGACGTTTGTTGGATGGTTTTTTAGGAAAAAGGGTGAGCGCCCTTTCCGGCACTGGATGGATGATTCCGATGACTGAAGAACCAGAAAAACGCGTCTCTTTGGCTTATGATGTTGGGTATAACCATGCATTGCAAGACGCAATTAATGTCGTCAAGGACTTTGAGCCTTATGACCCATACATCGTTGGCAAAATAAAAATTGAAATTCGCAAAGAACAGCTGATTGAATTGATGCAGGATTTGATGAAATGACAAAAGCAAAAGAAGATGATGGCAAGGTAAAATACTCAAAGGAAGAAATTGAGGATCCTATTGGCGGTCTCGCCAAGGAGCTAAAGAAATTAAAGAAGAAGTTTAAGAAATTGAGAAATTCTGTCAGGAGTTCAAAGAAATGATCGATGATAACCAAAATTTCGGGATCATAGAACGCGTTTCGACAATTGATCACAGAATTGAAATGCTTCACAATCAGTTTGCCGTGGAGAAAATGCCAGATTACTCCATATACAACATGACTGGTTTATGGCACGAAAATAGAGAATTGAGATTAAAAATACTTTTATGCCAAAGAGAATATGTAAAAGAAAATGAACGTAAGAATCTTGAGGCGCGCCGATACATAGAATTGTTGAGAGATATGGATTTATTGAAAAGAAAGCATGAAAAACAAATATCTCAGCTAAAGAATATTATCTCAGAGATTGAGACTGAATATTCCAAGGTAGTTGAAGAGTTAAAAGCATCTCAAGAAATAATATTTGAACTTAAAAATATGAATTTGGATGGAGATAAAAATGACGGAAAAGAAATCTTATCCTGAGTATCCTAAGCTTGTTGAGCTTATATCAAAACTGCAATTTGAAAGCAGATATGATGACGCCAAGATATGCGTAAAGGCGCTGTATAATTTAGAGAGAAAAGATAAACGCATTGCCGAACTAGAACATCAACTAAAATTTGAATGTGATACTTTTCTCTGGGAACGTAAACTAATGTCGAGACGTATTGCGCTCTTACAATATTGGATGGAAAGGCTGTTTAAATACGGCAGTTCGCCGGAAGCAAGACGCAATGAACTGACAATGGCGACAGAGATACCTGACCTTTTGATGAGAGAGGGTGAGGATATTTTGCATCATCTTGAGGAAAGATCAGATTTGGAGAAGGTTGATGGGATTATTTGACGGGCCGCCAGTAACCGACGCACAGAGATATCTAGTGGAAATGACAGATGCACGAACGAGAGAATGGTATCTGGAAGCTGAAATTGCAATGTTGAATATGCGCATTGCTGAATTAGAAGCGGCACTCAAACCTTTCGCTTACTACGCAAAACATATACACGACGATGTTAGCGACACGGCGTCTGCATCTGGAACTGTTGGCGACCTACGCCTAGCCCGTAAGGTATTAGGAAATGCCTGACATCTCGATGTGTGCTGTAACTGATTGTCCAAAGTCGAACGAGTGTTACCGACATAAAGACAGCGGCACAAAGGCCAGTGAATACCGACAGGCGTATTTTATTTGGCCTGATGATTACAAAGGCCCGTGTGAACACTTTTGGCAGATTTTACCGAACGGTAAATATAGTAGCTTCCGCATGAAAAAAGGTAAAAATTTTACTGAGCAGTAAATATTACAAATCCCGCATAATTGAGAATTATGTCGAATTTTACATACGTCTAAATATGGCTCACGAAGCCTACATACGAACCAAATATGGCGCACGAAGTTTACAAAACATCAAAAATACATAGCTAGACTAAGACTTTATAGGCGTAACGCCATCAGCCGTTGGGATCGTCTTAAATGATCTCCTAACCGCCCCAAGCATCATGATGGCTTCCTTCTTTGCGTCTTCATTTTTAATGTGATCGACAAGAGCAATCAACTTTGTAAACGAAACCACCCTGGCGGCAACGCTATCAAGAGGAAATTCCTCTAAATCCGACGTCTCAATTTCTGGGATGTCGTCATCGTCGTATTCGCTCATGTTAGTTTCCTCTAGCGTATTCGCCGTAATGTGTTTCGGCTGCTTTAATATATGCGGCATTGGCTTCTTGAGGTGAATTAAAAAATCCTAAATGTTTTTCTTTACCGTTTTTTACTATTCTTGCTCTGTATTTGTTTCTTTTTTCAATAAATGACACACCCTTTAACCCAGCTATATTATTAACTTTTACTTTGGAATTTGCAGCATTCTCCGATTGAGAAGCATGTCTTAAATTTAAAAACCTATTATCAGATTTATTGCGATTAATGTGGTCTATATGATGAGGTGGCCATGCGCCATTCATGTATAATTCAGCCAATCGATGAGCTTTGTATTTTTTACCATCAATTGTTATGCGAATATATCCATAAAAATCTGTATTTCCTGCAACAGATCCGGCTTTATAGCACCTGCCCCTATCAACAATCCATGTGAAAATTCCAGTTTTAGGATTGTAGTTTAAAATTGACCGTAAATATTCAGCAGTGATATCATTTCTATACGCCATTAGTCTGTCTCCTAGACTGTGGTTGGGCTCGTGGGAGTTACAGCTCCTACGGGCCATTTTGTTAAAACGGTCTACGCCTTCGACGTTCGTCCCGAGCATACCGAACCCTCACTGGGGTGTCCAACCAAGAGTTTCCAACGTCTGGCGACACCATATTCTGGATGAACGCTAACAAGCCATTGGCTAGGAGGGCTAGAGCGCATACGACCAGATCGCGAGTATTCGCTAGGGCCTGATAAACTACCATTTGCGAACCCCTGTTCTAGCTCCATTGAGCTGTGAAAGTGGCCTACCATTATGTAGTCTATCACGATCTGTTCAGAAGCATAGTCCTGTATCAGTCTTTGCATCCCCCTAGCGATCGTTGCGGCAGGACCAACCATGCCCATGCCGCCCCGAGACCCGATCCTATCTCCATGTGTGAAAAGGAAATTCCAACCGCATATATTTATTAACGCATCACCCGACGCTGGCGCTGCAAATGATATCCGTTTGGTCCCTTTTGCCATGAACCAGCTTTCGACGAGCCAGGCGACGAGAGTGTCGTATGAGTTGAGGACAAATC